ATATGATATCTACTTTGAAGAGTTTGGAAGTATTATGAGAGAATTAGCAGCATTTAACTTTAAATACGATAAAGCATATCCAGCACTTAGTGCAAAAATTTCTCCAACATTTAATAAAATGAAAGGTTATGCAGTATCTGGTTTTAGAGCAGGATCCTACGGAGCAGAGTTTTTAATTTTTAATACAACCGATGCACCTTTGTCATTAGATGAAACTAGCGGAAACTATTTGAGAATTCAGGGAATTACATTTACTCAGCAGTCTGATAACAATCTTACAGTTGATGAATATTTTAACAAGAACAGTCTTGTTTCTAATCCACAGTTTGTTGCAGATAAACTTATATCAAATCCATATAAATTCAAACAAGACTATCAAGATATTAAACTTAGCAGAATGACCTACGGTAAAAAAGATTTTGCTATAGATACAACATATATACAGTCTCAAGATGAAGCAAACAGTTTAATGGAATGGCTAATTGAAAAAATAGCAAAGCCTAGAAGATCTATTGGGGCTCAAATATTTGCAATTCCAACAATACAACTAGGAGACATCGTTAGCGTAGACTACAAAGAGAACGATATAAGCATGGCGTCAAATCCAAATAATAGATTTGTTGTATACAATATTGAATTCTCAAGAAGTTCTGACGGTCCTTCAATGACTTTATTTTTAAGTGAGGTGGTTTAATGTCAAGCCCAATTAGTTCTGTAGACCCAATTTATCTTTCTGCTGTAGCAGCAATACCAGAGCCATCCCCAAAAAATAATGATGACGGTGTTAAGATTGCAACGCCAGATTTAATATTATCAAATGACGAAACAATGTCAATAGAGATAATGACTGACTTAATTTTTGAAGATATTGGTGGATACGAACTTGCAACAATTTCTAGACATGACCTAATAAATGGTCAAAAGGTTATATATGCACCAATTAAAAATTTAACAGATTTGTATTTACAGTACAACCCAAATAATGTTTTAAGGCTTCAGTCTGCAGACTCTTATTTTAAGTCACTGTCACTTTCTATCCTTGATCGTCTTCCAGTATGCGGTACTGGATATGATATTGCACCACCAGTAAGTAATCCAAATGAGCCAGATAAGACCAAATGGACAAAAACACCAAACTGTAAGTCTATATACGTAGATCCAATCACTGGAGACCTTGTAATTAATCTTATAAACATGAAAGAAAATGAGCAGGTGGAAGTAGAGATATTGACCGCTGGGAACATTTTTGATGATACAATATACTATGGGAGCAGCCAATGATAACTAATATAGGAAAAAATCTTTTAGCAAAGTACCTTGTTGGGCAGACGCCATCGTATGCGTCCCACATTGCCGTAGGCTGTGGAGCCAAGCCAGTTGTTTCTGACTATACATTTTCCCCTCAAGAGTTAACAACATTAAAAAATAAAGAGTCTTTAGATTTTGAAATGTTCCGTGCTCCTATTATTTCTAGGGGATTCGTAAATGAAAATGGTTTGTCAAAAGTAGTACTGACAGCAGAACTACCTACGGAAGAAAGATATGAGATTACTGAAGTTGGTATTTTTTCTGCAGGCTCAAATCCAGTGGCTGGATCATTTGATAGCAGGGTAGTTTATTCTTTTGCAGATACGGATAATTGGCGGTATAGTGTTGATGGAGCCTCTCCAATAGACATTCCTGTAGAATATAGTCCATTAGACGGCGATAGCAATAATGGAACGATAAACCAAACATCAAAGATTTTTTCTACAAATGCAGACAATAGAGTTTTTACCCAAGCAGATAGAGTTAATAGAAACGAAAGATGTAGATTTTTAAATAATATAATCGCAATCAGAGGAGACTCTTCTTCTCTTCAATACAACATTGAAGGTGGGATGATTAAGTCAAATGATTCAGACTATATAGTGTTAGATAATCCATCGTCAGATTTTAGCAAGAACAGCCCCTTGGACGAACTAAGACTTTCTTTTTCTGTTGTAAGCAAGGTGGCAAACTCCCTAACTGTTCCAGATAATGTAAAAATATTGGTAGAGTTTTCTCATACTGGGCCAGCAGCAACGATACAATATGCAAAAGATTTAACTGGCCAGATGTATCCTCTGTAAAAATTTATGCTTGTGTTACTAAAAATAATCTTCCATCGGATTCTTTTTATGTATGCCTAGACGGACTAAGGCTTGAAAACACTACATCAACAAACTCTTTGTACGGTCTAACTGGCTACTCTATAATTAAAAATGTTCAGGCAAGACCAATTATAAAATCAGCCAACACAACCAATTATATAGAGTTTAGATTTGTATTGGATGTTTAACCATGAGTAAAACTCCAGATAAAGGAATAAAAAATGTTATTATTAAAAAAGATTCTTTGGGAAAGGTTACTGAAAACAATTCTGTTGTTTTAAGATTTAGAATAATATCAGATGATAAAAATAGAAAGTCTGCATATTCTCAAATATTTGTTGCTGAATCTGGAGAAGTTCTTCTTGGTGTTGGAGATATAAATATTGTTGGAAACACAATAATGGTTAACTGGTCTGCTGGAGAAATATCAACTCAAATACTCTATGATGTTTTTATAGGCTTTGACTCTTCTGTTCCAACATTTAGGGCCTCTACAGGATCTTCAAATTATTCGTTTATTAAAACTGGAACCACATCTGTGCGTGTTGTTGTTCAGGCATCATCCGTTAACCCATCTTTAAATCCTGATTTAAAAATATATGATTCTGGAATAGTCAGTCTGGTATAATTATATTATGGCAATATTACCTTTACCCGAACGGGGGCAGCCTTTAGATGTAACATATCTTTATCAGATAGTTAAGGCACTCAATGATCTTTCCAGTCAAGCGTCTACATCAAGATATAAGTATGTTACGGTAGACACCCCAAACTCTGGCAAGCAGAGCGTAAAAACGTCTGAGGCAAGAATTATAGGAGGCTACGTTCAAGTAACTTCTGGCTCATCTCAAACAGCAGGATCTACCCAATCATTTTCATATAGTTTGCCAAGCGAGTTTAAGTTTCCTCCAGTTGTTACTGCAACTCCAATTAATATTGGAAATACAGATGCTGGAAAAGATGTTACGGTTACCCTATTAAGTATTTCAACATCGAAGATTGAAGGAGTTGTAAAGTTTAATGTTGGCGGAGACACTACTGTCGGTGTTAACTTATTGATAGTGGGAATTCCTAATTAATGATTTATTGTAAAAGATGTAAAGGAAGAATGTTTGTCGATAGGCAATATTCACAAATAAATAACTTAGAACTATATTGTATGTCTTGCGGATCGAGAACATTTTTTCATCCGCCTAGTAATTCACAGGAGGGCATGTGGCTGTTAAAAAGGGAACAATTGAGAGCGAAGGTTACAATGTCCTCCCTGTAATTTCAGGGAACAAAAAAGTTTGGTTTTTAAACGGGGACCTTGTTAGAATACATCATTTAAATAAGTCTAATGGGATAATGTCTGTTTATAATATAAATAAAGATAGAATTGAAAGTTGTTTAATTAGTGATTTTAAAAAAAATAGAGAGCGAGCATACACAGTTGGAGAGACTGCTAATTTAGTTAATCGTCATAAAAAATATATGCCATCTCTTATGCGTAGAGGAGTTATTCCATTTCCAAGGGGATCTCAAAAAGGCGGAGAACGAGGTTTTAGGGTTAGATCATATTATTCAGAATCGCAAGTAAAAGAGATTCGTGATATACTGGCTACATACCATATTGGTAGACCAAGAAAAGATGGATTAATTACAAATGATATTACGCCCAGCAAACAAGAGTTGACAAGAAGAATGGGCGATGGTATACTTACATATACGAAAACAGAAGATGGACGATTCATTCCTGTATGGAGTGAGTCTATTTAGCGAAGGGTATAAGAATGGAAAATGAACCAACTAAGGTGTCCGTAACTCTAGGATACACTTTAAATCTAGGCAACTTTCAATCACTAAGGCTAGACCTTGGCGTAACTGACTCAAAGCGAGATGGCGAAAATACAGATCAGGCTTTTGAGCGTGTTTATAAGTTTGTTGAAGATAAACTTACAGCAAAAATTCTAGAAGCACAGACTGAAGCAGAAGCAAAGTAATGGCTGAACGCAAAGACCGTATGGCTTTGCTTAGTCGTTATGGTAAGTTGCACACACAGCGATATGAGCAGAAGCCGTCTCTTAATCTTAATGTAGAGCAGTGGGCTGCTGATGCACTTATTGAGTCTTACGGAATGATCGGTTGTTATGATTTACTCAATTATTATTTCAGCATCGCTCATTCCCCTTCTTGGAATTACTTTGCATACAACGCAGAAAAAATACTTCAAATAAAATTAGACAAAGAGCGGGACGATGCAGAAAGAGCAGAGCGTAGAATAATGGCAAAGGAGTGGTTAAGTGAATAGCACAGAATCAAAACTAATAACTGCTGTATTGCAAGATAAACAAATACATGTTCTTCTTCAGGCCAATGTAGAAAATCTTCTCAGAACACATGCAGATATTTGGAACTTTATCAGGCTTTATTTTGAAAACAACTCATCGCTACCGCCAGTTGACCTAGTTAGTGAAAAGTTCAGAGACTTTGACCCAGTTCCAGGGGTGGGTGCAACCAAGCACCATCTTGATGAACTTCAGGGAGAATATTTAAGAGATAGCCTAAAAGATATTTTAAGATCTGCTGCTAGTGATGTTCAACAGGGTGAGGGCAACAAGGCTTTAGAAAATCTAATAACACAGACCTCAGAGTTAAAAAAGAACACTGCTGCTATTCGTGATATTGATGTTACTGACCTAGAGTCTGCTATCGCATATTTTGAAAATGTAAAGAAGCAACAAGCACTAGGTCATATTGGCATCAAGACTGGCCTGCCAGGATTTGATAACTACCTACCCTCTGGAATCATGCCAGGGCAGTTGGGAGTCTTCTTGGCATATCCAGGTATCGGAAAGTCGTGGTTGGCTCTCTATTTCGCTGTACAGGCCTGGAAACAGGGTCGTAGCCCACTGGTCATAAGTCTTGAAATGAGTGAGACAGAGGTGCGTAATCGTGTCTTTACAATTATGGGTGAAGGCCGTTTGTCACATAGAAAGTTGAGTAATGGAGAAGTAGAGTTAGATATGCTCAAAGACTGGCATGCCAAAAATCTACAGGGTAAACCAGAGTTTCATATTATCTCAAACGATCAGGGTGGAGAAATTAATCCATCAGTCCTTCGTGGAAAGATCGATCAGTATAAGCCAGACTTTGTAATCGTTGACTACCTTCAGTTAATGGCTCCTAATCAGAAGTCAGATAATGAAACGGTACGAATGAAGAACCTTTCAAGAGAACTCAAACTCATGGCTATTGGCGAAGAGGTTCCTTTTATTGCTATCTCCTCTGCTACACCTGACGATGTAAACGATTTGTCTACAGTCCCAACACTTGGTCAAACAGCGTGGTCTAGGCAGATTGCGTATGATGCTGACTGGGTCTTAGCCCTTGGGCGAGGTACAAACAGTGATATTATTGAGTGTGCTTTTAGAAAGAATAGAAATGGCTTTATGGGAGATTTCCTAGTTCAGTGTGATTTTGACAAAGGCTATTATAGGTACAAAGATTTTGAAGATAAGTAGGTATAATATGGTATGCCAAAAAATAAGGAAAACATACCACCAGACTTTTATCATCATAAGTCTTTGAGGAAGTTTTATATTGATGGGGTTATTCAGGACGAGGCTTTAATAGGAAGATTAAAGATAGAATATATAAGATTGCTAGTATCAGAAATGAGGCTGAGTGGATATGTTCCAAGATTTGATATTGACCCAGACTTCACAATAAGGTATAATGAGATAAAAGGGTTTTTTGAGTTTGAATTATCTATACACGGAGTTTACGCAGGGAAAAGGAAGAGCGAATGGATAGCAGGGGTAGACGGAACCAATCCAATCAATATACCGCAGAACAAGTCAAGAGAGTCCTTACGGGATCAGGCGTAACAGTTGAATCAGAATTAGATGCAGACTTTATAATATTTTGTCCTTTTCACAATAATCACAGAACCCCAGCAGGAGAAGTTCAAAAAAATAGCGGAATGTTTTTTTGTTTTTCATGCCAAAAATCAGCAGATCTAATAGAACTTGTAATGCACACATCTGGAAGATCTTATTTTGAGGCTGCTAGGTTTATCAAGAGCAAAGAAAAGCAGAGTAATCTTGCTATAGATATTGATCGTGCATTAGTTGAAGAAGAAAAGTATAAGCCTTTTGATGAACTAATTATTAAAAGATTACACAACAACCTTGTTGCCTCTGAAAGACCAAAAAACTATTTTTCATATAGAAAAATATATCCTCCATCATTTTCTAAGTTCTCATTGGGCTATTCCGATAAACAAGACATGGTTACTGTTCCAGTTCATAGCCCAGAAGGAATCCCTTTGGGATTTGTTGGTAGATCAGTTGAAGGTAAAGATTTTAAGAATACTCCAGGTTTGCCAAAAAGCAAAACCCTTTTTAACTTGCATCGTGTAAAGAAATCTGATAGAGTATATGTTGTGGAGTCATCATTTGATGCTATCAGGCTAGATCAATTAGGAATGCCTGCAGTGGCAACGCTTGGCGCAAATGTCTCTAGCAAACAAATAGAATTGCTTCAAAAGTATTTCAATAACATTATTGTTATTGCTGATAATGATGAGGCAGGTGGAAACATGAAAGACAGGATAATTGAAAAACTTGGATCTCGTGTTTCTATAGTTAAACTAAATAAACAATATAAAGATATAGGCGATATGACTGATAATGAAATAAAAGATTTAGACTTTTCATTTGACAAATCTATAGAGTCTATGCTAAACTAATACAAACACACAAAGGAGAAAACTATGAGCGTTATTAAGGGACTAAAAAATATCAATGCCCTGCTCGATAAGCCAAAATATGAAAACGACGGACCAAAGATCAAGTGGCTAAAACTTGCTGATGGTCAGTCAGTAAAAATCCGTTTCATTGAAGAACTAGACGAAGACTCTGCTAACTATAACGATAGCCGTGGACTTGCTCTTGTTGTCAAAGAACATGTTAATCCAAAAGACTATAAGCGTCGTGCTGTAGACACTATGGAATCAGAAGGCCGTGACTGGGCTGAAGAAATGCACCG